AAAGTAACCATACCCGAAACACTTGTTCGACCTCCCCAAACGGCATAACGTTAAATTATGTATTGACAATACATACAAAACGTTGTACTATATGGGCGAACAATTAATTTTAAAAGGGAGGTACAAATCTATGACATTAAATGATGTTGTAGCACTTGCTCATGCTGGTTTTAGCAGAGAGCAGATTATGACTTTAGCACAGCAGGCAACACCGCAGGTAGCGCAGGTAGCACCGCAGGTAGCACCGCAGGTAGCACCGCAGGTAGCACCGCAGGTAGCGCAGGTATCACCGCAGGTAGCGCAGGTAGCGCCGCAGGTAGCACCGCAGGTAGCGCAGGTATCACCGCAGGTAGCACCGCAGGTAGCACCGCAAACAGGATTGACAGAGAGCCAGTTTGCACAGTTATTGCAGAGTGTAAATACTGCGAATGCAACAATCGACATTCCGCCGACAGTTTCGATAGACGATAAGTTAGCAGAGCACTTTACTTCTATGCTGGTAGGAGAAAATTTAAAAGGGGGTAGTAAATAATGGCAAACACACTAACACCTGTAGACGTATACGCGCTGTTTAACGAAATGGTATCACAGGCAACAGGGCGCTCTGATTTAAAAGCAGTAGATTCTACATCTTTTCAGTCGGTCGGAGAAATTGTTCTTCGCACAGGCACAGAAAATATACTTAATTCCGTGTCTACTGTATTAGCGCGCACTATTTTCTCTGTCCGTCCATACCAGTCAAAATTGTCTACATTGCTTGTATCTCCGGAACGCTGGGGTGGACAGGTACGTAAGATTATTACCTTGTATGAAGAAGCAGAGAAGACAGAAGACTGGAATACAGACAGTAATCCTGCACAGTTAGACGACGGAGAAGCTGTCGATATGTACAAAATTCGTAAGCCTAAAGTGTTACAGCTTAATTTTTACGGCACAAAACTCTTGCAGAAGCATATTACGCGTTTTCGCGACCAGCTCGCGCTAGCTTTTTCGGACGAGCGTGAGTTTTTGGCATTTATTGATTCTGTAATGATTGAGTTTTTTAACGAAGTTGAATTACTTAATGAAACAAAATCTAGGTTGGCGCTTATTTCGCATATTGCTGGTATGGTAAATATGGGTACTGGTGTTGTAGATTTAGTTGCCGAATATAATACAAAATACGGCACGACATATACAAGAGGAGAGCTGTTATCGAGCCAGCTCACATCTTTTATGAAGTTTACTGCGGCGACAATTAAGATATATTCTAAACGACTTACAGATATGTCGACCAATTATCACGCAAACCTCGACAGCCATCCTAAGATTATGCGGCATACACCAAAAGAGCGGCAGAAAATGATTATGTATGACCCAGTTTACATCGAGGCGGAATCCGAGGTTTATTCTAGTCTTTTTAACCCGCAGTACTTAGAAATAGGAGACTTTGAGGGTGTGAATTACTGGCAGTCACAGGCAGAACCAACGCAGATTAAGGTAAAGCCGAATATCCTCGACACCGCTACTGGTGCAAGCAAGGACGGTGTAGAAACAACTATTCCTTATTGTTTAGGCATTCTTTTTGACGAGGAAGCACTCGGTGTTCTGCCGCAGTTTGATTATGCCAGCTCTACACCATTTAATAGTGCAGGCGGTTACTGGAATATGTATATGCACTGGCGATTTAACGTTTACAGCGACTACACAGAGAACGCTGTAGTATTTGTACTGGGCGACGGCGGTGAACAGAAGTAGGAGGTAAATATATGGACGTAAACGGAGTATTAACGGCGGTTAGTTCAGTAGGCTTTCCTATTGTTGCGTGTATTTATATGGCTTACGTAAACAAGAATCAGACGGACGCACATAAGGAAGAAATGAACAAAGTAACCGAAGCATTAGCAGACTTAAAAATTGTTATCACAGAGTTAAAAGACAAGTTGACACAGTAGGAGGTATTTATATGAAACATATATCTGACAGAGGTTTAGAGCTTATTAAAACGTTTGAGGGTTGTAGTCTTACAGCATTTTGGGACGTGAACGGTTATGCGATAGGTTATGGTCATCACGGAAATGTAGAAGCATGGGATACTATTACACAAGAACAGGCTGACGAGCTTTTAAAAGACGATTTAGCAGGAAACTATGAGCCTAGTGTAAATAAGTACGACGATGATTATAATTTTAATCAAAATGAGTTTGACGCGCTCGTGAGCTTCTGCTACAACTGCGGTGCGGCTAATTTATGCACGTTATTAAAAAACGGACAGGCAACCCGCGAGCAGATTAGCGCAGATTTACCAAAATATAATAAAGCAGGTGGCGCAGTTTTAAACGGTCTTGTGAATCGCCGAAACGCAGAGTTAGCGTTATTTAACGAACCAATTTTGACAGACGATGAATACTACCCGCGATATGAAGGTGAAACGCAGGGGTTAGACGAGATTTTAGAAGAAATCGGTGCGCCTTTTGGCAATTGGAAATTACGTACACCTCTCGCGAACGCGAATGGAATAAGCGATTATGCGGGTACGTATGATCAGAATATGTATCTTATTAACAAGGCAAAGGACGGAACACTGATGAGGGTGTATTCGACAGACGATGAATACTACCCGCGATATGAAGGTGAAGCAGAGGGATTAGATGAGATTTTAGAAGAAATCGGAGCACCATTTGGTAATTGGAAATTACGAACACCTCTCGCAAATGCGAATGGAATAAGCGATTATGCAGGTACGTATGAACAGAATATGTATCTTTTAAACATGGCAAAGGTGGGTAAACTGCGGAGGGTCTAATATGAACGCAATTTTTTATAATTTTGCAAAGCGGAAAAATTCTACGGAACTTCCGAATACAGATGGAACACCTATCGACATATTGCTAAAGGATTCGACCTCTATCTTAGCTCCAGTTATAGAGCTTAGAGTAGAGGGGAATCCCTCTTACTCTTATTGCTACATTCCCGAATTTACACGATACTATTTTATCGACGATTGGAATTACAATGAAGGTCTATGGAGTTGCAAACTAGCCGTCGATGTACTCTCTACGTATCGAGGTACTATAGAGGGCTATACGTGTTTTGTAGAACGTAGCGCGTCCTTTTATGACTCTGATATTAACGATGAATTATTGAGTGCAAAGCAGAAACTTGTAAAAGTAGACGCTCGAAACGAAATCGCTGGATTTGATACAGACGGATGTTATATAATAAGATTGGCTAGTACAGCTTCTATTCTAGCTCCAACAGGTGTAGAAATGTTTGCAATATCTGCGAGTACATTAGGACATCTATTGTCTTATCTATACGATAGTTCAAATTTCTCGGACGTTTTAGCGGAAACTTTCGTAAAGGCTATATTTAATCCGATTGACTACATTATTTCAATCAAATGGTTTCCGTTCAGCGCCGATTCTCTTAACGGCATAGAGACCGATATATGGGTAGGCTGGTGGAATACGGGAATTAAAGGTTACATGCTTACAAAGTACGGAGCATCAATTATTTTAAAGGTAGCGCCTATGGAACGTTATTACAACGATTGGCGCGATTGTAACCCCAATTTTACGACATTCTCTTTATACATACCATCTTACGGTATTGTTGCAATACCACCCGAACACATGTATTTCGATGGCGGTCTTGATATTTCATGCAGTATCGACTACTCGACAGGACAGTTTGTAACATTTGTAAACACAGGCGCTTCTGGAGAACTCGATAAAGGTTGCAATCTTACAACAGCTGTCGGAATGGTTGGATACGACGTGCAGATTGGGCAGACCGTTTCTAACACTGGCGGTATAATACAATCTGCTGTATCGTTAGGAGGGTCTGTTGCAACTGGTAACGTAATGGGTGGCATTGCAAGTGGAGTAAATGCAATTAAAAACGCAATAACACCAGTCGTAAAAACTCTAGGTTCTACAGGGGCAATACAAGGTTTACGCAATCGTCCGTGGTTTACAATAAGTAGAACTGTATACGGTTCTGCCGAATATCCTACTGCTGTTGCAGGTAGACCGCTTATGCAAAATGTACAGTTAGGAACTTTAAGCGGATTTGTAAAATGCGGCGGGGCTAGCATTTCGATAGATGGGTTAGCGAGCGAGCGCGATACTCTAAATATGCTATTAAACAGCGGATTTTATATGGAATAGGAGGAATGTATGTATAATTTTAATGCTCCATTAGATTATAGCGCACAGTCGTTTATGGATTTTTTTAATCAACAGCCGTCGCAAGTTAAGGGTGTTTGGAATGCTGAGACGGACTATAATAAACGGTATTTATGGACACAGATTTACTCCGTTTTTAAATTTACTCTACCGAAGAATTGGGAACTTAATTGGTTTCGATACTGGCTATTTCATTACGGGTCGATAGCAGTATTGTATACGCGCGAGATGGGGTGGATTGCATATCCTTACGGAATCCAAAAATTAAATCTGTACTATCAGCCGAAGGATATTATTGTCACGTCGCCTTTTCTTAGTGGAGACAAAATCGGTCGTATTGGTGTAAACGCGGAGATTGTTAAACTACTGGATGACTACTACGGATTGGATGACCTTGTAACTAGATTTGCAACTAAATTATCTAATATTGACAAGGCAATTGATATTGCTTTAATGAATACAAATGTTGCATTTTTGTTCGAAGCCGAGAGCAAAAAAGATGCTGACACTATTAAAGAAGCTTACGCAACGGCGACACAGGGAAATCCGCTTGTAACTGTAAATAAGCATGTTGTCGGCGATAGCGGTTTAAAACCTTTTTTTCCATCGGTAAAAAGTAACTTTATCGTAGACGTGTTATTACAGGCAAAGAGAACCGTAACAAACGAGTTTCTAACAAAAATAGGAATCCGCAACGCTAATTATGATAAAAAAGAACGTCTAAATTCGCAGGAGGTTAGTGAAAACAACGACGAGACACGCTCTATTATCTCGGTAATCTATGCAAATATCTCTGAATCGTTTGAAAATTTGAATAGGTTATCCTCAGGCGAGTTAGGTTTGCGTGTTGAGTGTGCATACAAATATACGGAGGACGGTGAAGATAATGCCTAGGATAACGCTATATGGAATGCTACTATATGATAAAACGCTTTTTGATGGTGTTGTACTGCCCGATGGGTTAAATAGGGATATTCTTATAAACGAGATAATATCTCGGTCGGGAGATTTATTCCCCTATTATCAGACACCGCCGATGTTAAAAATTAACATATCTTACTGGTTTTTACGGCGACGTTATGATTTCGAACAGATGTTTAAAGCTCTTACTGCAACATACAACCCGATAGAGAACTATGACCGCTACGAAACATCGTCTAGGAATTACACTAATTCGGGTAGAGACGTAACGGAGCGCAAATATACCGATGAAAATAAACGTGAAGACACAACAACACTAGGTACGCAGACAACAACCATAAGCGCTGGGGAAAGCACCGAAGCTGTAAGTGCATACAACACAAATGAATACACAAACCGTAATAAAACAGGCAATAGCCGTAATGACACTACTAGCAACAGCGGCGCGGACAAATACGTAAATTCTACAAATACTAGCGCCGATGACAATTCTACAGTAAATTATGGTGCTGTACGAGACGAGACAGAGGTCTTACGAGCGCATGGTAACATTGGTGTTACAACCAACCAAGAAATGATTTCGGCAGAGGAAGACATGCGAGTAAAATATGACCTTTATGCGATGATTGCCGAAATGTTTGAACACGAGTTTATTGTACAGATTTATTAGGAGGTATAAATGGCATACAATAATGAATATCCATATGTAGACCCCAACCGCCATAATTCCGACTGGTTACTTCACGAAATGACGCAAACGAAAGAGACAGTAGAGGAGTTAAAGCGGCAATTAAAAAATAATTTTAACGCACTTGTGCTAGAATTTTTTAACGAGATAATGCCTAGTGTTATATACGACGAAGCAAACGAGCGTATTACGCTGTCGTTTAAAAATGAAAACATTGTAGGCAACGCGACACACGCGTATGATTCAGAAACAGACACATTGGTTATTAAAAAAAGGGAGGATTAGAAATGGCAGACACTATAAAAAATATAAAACTCGGAGACGTAACATATCCAATTGAGGACGTAACAGCAAGAGCGACCGCGAGCGAAGCAAAGAGTGCCGCAGACAGCGCGGAGAATACGGCAAACAGTGCATTAACTGCCGTAAGCAGTAAAGTGGGCGCAAAATACGAGAGCGATACCAACACTCTTGTTTTAGAGTAGGAGGGTGTATGTCAAATATAAACAAGGTGCGCGTGGGAGGAGCAATCTACAATGTAGAAGACTCTACAGCACGTACTAATGCTAGTAATGCTCAGAGTGCCGCGAATAGCGCACAGAGTGCCGCGAATAGCGCACAGAGTGCCGCGAGCAGTGCACAAAGTACCGCAAACAGTGCTTTGGCTGTTGCCAATGGTAAAGCCAGTATAACCAACGTCGTGAGCCCACCATGGCTAAAATCGGAAATTTCGAACGGAGACCAATATTTAGCTATTGTTTCGGGGAGCGTTAGACAGACCAATTGCTCGATATCGACCGCATATGGTAGCGGCATGTTTTGGACGGACGTTGCGTTAACGATTCCTGTTGCGTGCCAGCCGCCGAACGCTTTTTATTCCGTTACGGTTACAGCAGATATGCTCACTGGTGTTGGTGCAGTAACTTGTGTTGTAAGACAACAGTCTAAGACACAGATTATAGTAAGACTGTTAAATCCAATTAGTGGAACATTCACTTTCGATTTAATGGTACAGGCATATGGCTTTTAATAGGAGGAACGATATGAAATATGTTTCAGAATTTGATTTAAACGGAGAGTTAGTCGCTGTTAAAGACAGGGACGTGAGGGACGCGATTAATAGAATAGAAAAAACAGAAATAGTCGTTATAGGCGACAGTTTTACTCAGGGTGTAACTACGGGTGGTATCGTGCCAACAGAGCAACAATTGCCTACTCTTCTTGCAAAATACTTAGGATTGCGGTTACACAACTATGGTGTATCGGGTAGCGGTTATACTATCGCTGGCAATTTATTTATGTCGCAGGCAGAGCGTGCGAACGATGATGTTACATACAGCCATAATAAAGTAAAATACGTGGTTATAATCGGCGGCATAAATGACGTAAATTTTAACTCATCTGCGGATGTAGCAGGGAGTGCCAACTCATTGCGCAGTTATTTACAGCGGTCGTTTCCTGCCGCAAAAATAGTGCAGTTTCCTTGCTGGGGCTCCGTGTCGTTTACAACATTCGATAGCTGGAAAGTCTTCGGAGCTTTAGGATACGGAGACGACCCAAACACACCAGTGTATTACTACCCCGAATGCACTACAGCGTTGGTAGGTTATCCGCAGTATGTAAGCTCGGACAACATACACCCAACAATTTTCGGTTATGATATTCTTGCAAAGTGTATGGTAGCATTGCTAAATGGCACGTATTACGAGCGCAGAACCAGCTCTTACATTACTGCACCAACCGCACACGATGGTTGGGATACTAGCAATCTTGCAATATACATGGATAAGGATTGCATTACATTTGCAGGAACTATAAAAGCAACTAAAACTATTGGTGCGGACGATGTTGACGTTTGCGACATTCCAGCACCATTTACATTCCCTACACCATTGTCATGTTCCATTCCGAGACGAGATTTATCGGGTATTACAAGTGTTATGTGTGATTTCGCGCCGCCTGTTACATTATCAAGCGCATACACAGTGGGAGGTATGCGTATATTTGCAGACGGGGGTGTTACAATCACTGCAGGTACTACGTTCTCAATAAATATGACGATACGTCGCAGACCGTTCTAAAATCAAAGAAGCCCAGTAGATTATCTACTGGGCTTCTAGCAGGCTTATGGCGGACAAGACCATGCGCCGCTGATTCCGTCAGCTAGTCCTAGCGCTCCTGCCAGCTTCTATTATAACACTTATAATATCATTTGTAAAATCTTTTCTTTAAGTTCATAAGATTCAAATATCAAGTGCCCTTTTACAAAATACGGTTGTATAGTAACACCGTATTCTCTTCTAAAACGAATAACGTCCTGTGCAATCTTACTGCTAAATATAGGCACTTTAGCAGGCGAATAAGAAACGTATAACTCAGAATCGCCTTTTTTCTTATATATATACGCATTATCAAGCGCACAAAGCGGAATATACCCCTGTATTTTTCGATATGCTATCAGAGAAAAATCATTGTACGCGAAAGTGTTATCAAGCGCCATGTCATGAAACTCTGTACCATTCGTAAGTTTATAGAGGGCTGTCTTTGCCTTTTTCTCGCGGAACTCTCGCGACGGCGGCAAAATATGTATCGCTAAACCTCTATCGGGAATGTATGTATGCTTTTTATTGCTGGACACCATTTTTTCCGCAATAGAAACAATTCCAAGTCCTACAAATATTGGATTGTAAATATCGTTCGAGTTTGCTAATAGCCAAAGGTGTATAGGTTGCCCTCCTGTAAACTCTCTGTTACGGTTTATTGTCTCATACGCATTTAGAAGCGCGTCACACTCACCCTTCATTTTCTTTACGTGTTTTTCGGGTATAAATTCATCATATACCCAGTCCGAGCAGTCACTAAAGTTTATACCTCGTATCGAGGATACAGTACTTAACGCTATGCCATAGCCTACTGGTGTTCCGCTGTATATATACTTTCCGTTTTCGCCGACCTCTCTAGCATATACTCCAGCGAGAGAATCGTTTATTGCTTTAAAACCGTAATTAGTACCATAATCGTTGTTTATTGTTTTTAAATCTCCAATTCCTTCTCCCTTTTCAGTATCCTCCATGAGTTCTAATTCCTTTTGGGTTCTCCTCATCCATAAAAATTTTTTCGGAACTACAGCTGTTTCTTGTAGACCTAAGCAACCAGTATACCCGCTATATGTTTTACCGAAACCTCGACCACCAATAAAAATTTGAAAAGGGTATCGGTCGTCTTTATAATCGAAAATGTTTAAAAACATTTTATTTTGCATGTAATACCTCCATAACAAATAAGGGAGGGAAACCCCTCCCATTATTCATATTTATTCATTTAATATTCTCTCTACTTCCTGCAAGATTGCTGTGGTATCTTCCTTATCCAGTTTCGCCCGTACAATCGGGTAGTACTTTCCGTCTTTCCCTTTTCTTTGTGGAAACGAAATGAAATCACCATATTCCGCCGATTCTACTACGAAGCAACCGTATATATTTATTCCATTTAATTTCATATCAAACGAAACTGAGCCACTATCTAAAGTTCGTACTCCCGTTACTCTAAAACTAGACACCTCCAGTGTTTTTTTTGAATTAGACTTATTCATTATGCTACCTCCTGTTTTAAATAATATATTAATTGTTCTCTTATAGTATACACAAATGTATATACGTTGTCAAGTGATATCTTTGTCAATATCACAATAAATATTGCAGTCAATCAGAGTTGCATACTCCGCTGTTATACCCACGGTATAAGTGGAATCTAACATTGCAATATTACTAGCCGTTTCCATCATGCAACCGTCTATCGTTATGTTATGTATGCCTACGTTATCGTTATAAACCAATTCGTTACCTCCCGCACGTGAAAATGTAAATCCTGGTGCAAAATTCTTAATACATCGCATTTCCTCTACAGCAATATATTCTCCTGTGTCATAGCTTTTTGCTTTACTAACACCGGCTATAGTGATATGAAACCCATCTTTGTCGTGATACACATATTTCTTAGCCCCAAGAGTTTTAAATCTCGCTATTGGTTCATCGTTCTCGTGTTCAGCTATGCCCATATAGAATCGTGTTCCATTACAGTCGTAATAAGCCCCCCTCTCTTCTGCGAGGGCAATTATTTTTTCGTTAAATTTATCAACACTAGAAATATCCACTCCGACCGCCTTAGAAGAATCCGTGTCGCAATATATAGTCCTGTCCTGTCCCGTGATGTCAATCAAATCTTCTAAATGCAAGCGTGCCCAACAAGTAACCCATACTCCCCATGGATAGTATAGAAACGAGTTGCGCGACTTATGGAACTTATCTAATTCCGTTTTTATATCGGGTTCTTTAGTCTCCCATTCTCCCAATTCGTTTATAGTAATTTGTTGGTGTACTGGGTCTGTGTAGCACATACCGAATATACCATTTAGACGGTTTTTTGACTTCGCATACAAATAAGTAAGGTTTTCTAGTTTCTCGCGGTCGGGAGTTTCTCTGCGCTTTTCCTCCTGTATCGCGAATTTTAAATCTGTTTTTGCTTTAAAATATTCCATAACACAATCGCGGATTGGTCTCGGTAGATAGTCATAGTTTGCAATACACATATCCTGTATTGCTATACTATCCCAATTATATTGTCGTTTTAAAATCGTGTAGTCTACATCTGTTATTGTCATAGACAGCGCGGGGGCAGATAATACTCTACCGTTATCAAGCCGCAACTCAATATTGCTGTCTTCTGCTTTTCTTATGTACTGTGTGCATTTAGATATCGGTATATACGGCATTGCTATATTGTCTCTAACCTTCACATTTACAAGAGTAACACGGAATAGACACGCATATTCTCTCAGTAAGTCGTCAAATTCTGCCATATTCTCGATATCCCCGTATGGTACAAATTTACTCATCGGATATTTGCGCAACAGCATTTGCGCGGGATAGTCCGAAACAAAATCAAAAGAATCGACATTGCTCCATATACGACCGGACATAAACCTATTTGCGTGTGTGTTTCCTCCTCTTCCAGCTTCTTTTAGAAGACCGTACACATAAGGTGTCATTATTAATTTCGTAAACATCCTGTGATAGTCATGGTCTTTTCGACATGCCTTACGACAATCTCTACGTACATAGCCTGTAGATGTCATAGGGATTGTCTCTAAATTATCCGTCTCATTTATCAATCGCCTGTCAATCAGCTCATATAAAGAAACTACATCGCTCACACAATACCCGAATTCAGTGTCATTTAAAGGTGTTTCCGCAGTTCTAATAATTTTATAGTCAAGGTCTCCTACCGCTTTAATATGGATTACTCCTAGTTCATTTAACGTTGCTTTGTTTAATGACATATTTGTAAGTTTGTAAGAACAACGAAACTCAAAACCGTTATGCGTATTTACTCGTATAGGCGCTCTGTTTTTTGTCGCAAACACATTATAACCGCCGAAATTTTCTTCTAAATAATCACGAATGTACTGAAATTCATATCCTAGATTGTGTACGTATATCACTAATCGCCTGTTGTCATTTATTCTGTATATTTCTGCTAACTTCTCCATAAAATACACCCATTCATTCCAACGTCTGCCAGTTATTACATAGCCCGCAACGTCCATTTGCCAGTGATACATATAACCAAACGGTTTCCCTGTATTTACAATAGTCGTAGTCTCAATGTCGAATGTTGCGTAATCGTAAATATATTCTTTGGGATGTTGACCACGGCATGTAAGACACTTTTTATTTAAAAGTGTAAACGGGAAATCATCAATATTAAATGTATCAATATAATCATATGTCAGGTCGCGTTTAACTATTCTTGCTTTCCTCATTTCATCGCCTACTTAATAACTTAACCCCCAGTGTCTGCTCTAGGTTTTTAATGGTCACTTTTTTCTCGCCTTTTCTAAACTCTTCAAGAGCCTTTGTCATTTTCTCAACAACCTTATAATCGTCTTCTTTTTCACGCGCCATGTCATATGTTTCTACAATCTGTTCAGATGTGTAGCCACTTGCTACTAAGCCTAAAAATGTCTGCGAGTTTAAAAACTCATAAAATTCTCTAGTATTCGCAAATTTTATCCCTTTATTCGAAAATACCCGCAGTCGCTTATTTTCTATTTCTCGTATGCCTTTAACCGTTGACGACTTCCTTCCGAGAAATCCCTGTAATACTGTTATCTCGCGCCTAAGTTCATTACTCTGCTTTATAGCTGTCTTTGATTCCGAAAATCGTCTACGTCCTTTATTTTCTAAGTAATCGTAAACATCAATAACAGCACCGAATGTGTTGTAACTCTCACCAGTTACGCGGCTTTTTGCTCTCTCTAGGCGCAATATCCGCTGATTTGCCTGCTTTGCTAATACCCGTCGTATATCCTGTAATTCTCCTAAAGTGTATCCTCCTGCGTATACGTCTATCGTTCTGTACTCGGGTTTCTTTACTGTTTTCAGCTGTGTTATAGCTGGGGTTATGTATTTCTTCCTACCTCTTGCCATCATCAAGCACCTCCTCCATATGGTCTTTTAAATAGGCTATCGCCTTTAATAATACTTCGGTTCGGGTAGTCTGCATAAGTTCGGCGAGAGAATCAATCTCCATCCGCTGTTCTTCTGTCAGCCTTATGTTTATTACTCTAGTTTTTTTCATTACACCACCTCCTCTCTGCATGAAATAATTTAGTTGTATCGGTATATACAAGCCCTTAATTTACCGTCGAGACGTTTGGGAGGTCGAACAAGTGTTTCGGGTATGGTTACTTT